GGCGTGTGGAGCGGCGGCCAGGGCTGGGGTACTCCCGCCTCTTCAGCCTTCGTGGCCCCGCTGCGCTACTGGAGCATGGACAATTGGGGTGAGGACCTGGTGGCATCCCCCCGCAACAACGGCATCTACTATTGGGATTCCTCGCAGGGTACCGCCAAGCGAGCCTACCAGGTTACCGCCACCCCCTCCCAAAATACGCAGATCCTGGTGAGCCCCGAAGATAGGCACCTCATCTCCTTCGGGTGCCCCGACGCCCTGACCTCGGTAGTGAACCCCCTCTACATCCGGTGGTGTTCGCAGGAGGACATCAACGATTGGACGGCCTCGGCAACCAACACGGCGGGCGACAAGGTCCTCTCGGGTGCCTCCAAGATCGTGGCAGCAAGGCGCACCCGGGGCCAAATCCTCATCTGGACCGACGAGAACCTCTACAGCATGCAGCAGGTTGGTCCCCCGTATACCTTCGGGTTCCAACTCATCGGCACCAACTGCGGGGTGCTGGGCCAGAATGCCATGACGGAGGTGGGGGGCCGCACCTACTGGATGGCCGACGAGCGCTTCATGATGTATGATGGTGCGGCGGCGCGACCCCTGAAGTGCGACGTGCTGCGCTACGTCTTCGAGGCCCTGGATCGCACCCAGCTAGACAAGATCGTCTGCGGCTCCAACACCTCCTACAACGAGGTCATCTGGTTCTACCCCACCACCTCGGGCGAAGTGGACTCCTACGTCATCTATGACTACATGCAGGATCTGTGGTCAATCGGCACCATGGTGCGCACGGCGTGGATCGACCAGGGCATCGCCACCTACCCCATTGCCGCCGAGTATGCCGGCAGTGCCACCAAGCTCTACTATCATGAGTATGGCAACGACGCCGACGGAGCGGCCCTCCCATCCTACATCGAGAGCAATCTCTTCGATCTGGACGCGGGCCAAGAGTTGATGTACATGGATAGGATCATCCCCGACTTCTCCGATAGGAATGGGGATGAGATGCCGGGCAACGTCGAAATTACGCTGCACACCCTCAAGTACCCCAACACTCCGACGGCGCAGGAAGTCACGAAGGGGCCCTTCACCGTATCGGCGCAGACGCAGAAGATCGACCTGCGTATACGGGGGCGCCACGCATATTATCGCATCGACGGGGATGGTGTCAACACCTCGTGGCGCTTGGGTGCCATGCGTTTTCGGGTGGCCCCCGACGGTGAGCGATGAAGCCCCTCCTGCCCCTTCCCCCTCTCTCCCTCCAGCCCGATGCCCAGAGTGCGTGGGGTGAGTTGGTGCGCGTCCTCAACCTCTACCACGGCCAGGTGGTGACGGGCCCCGGGGTGACAGGCTACGCTGTCTCTGGTACAATCCCAGCTAGCGCCACCATCGATCTGGGGAACATTACCGTCACGGCGGTGGCCAACACCCTCGTGAAGTTGCTTTCCGACCTGCAAGACAAGGGTCTCGTAAAGGTGGACAAGACATGAATCCTTTCCAGAGCTACGCCTACGGCTACGCAAGTCCCTACAACTTTCCCCCCGAGGCTCCGCGCACGCTGGAACCCATGCCCGTCTATTCCCCGCGCAATGCCGGCTACATGGGCATCTACGGGACGCAGCCCACCCGCGAGGAGACCCCCGTTTCCCCCGGCGTTTCCTCCGTCATTCGGGGAATGCAGGATAGCAGCATGGGAGAGGGGGACAAGTCCGATCCCATGGCGGCAGGTTCGGCAGCTTTTGATAGGGGCGTATCCACCCAAGCGCCTCAGTCTCGTGCGGCCAATGCCGCTACCATGGGGTCTCGAATTGGTGCAGGCTTGTCCTTGGCAACTGGGGTACCTGCTCTTGGTCTGATTGGAGCGGGGATTGGCACGGCGTTGGATGTTCGAGACATCAACAATGCCATGGCTTTGGCGCGAGAAGCCAACCCAGATTACGCTGAACGAGGGGCTTTTGAGAACCTGTCTCTAAGTCAAGCCCTGAGTGGATTTGCCAACGCAGTCACGGGCGGATTCTTTGGTACTCCAACAGAGTTCTCCATGGTGGACAATGCCATTGCGGGAACGGCCCCTTCGCGTGGGGGTGCCACAGGTCCGGGGACCGGAGACCAAGAAGCCGATGTTGCGGCTGCTGGTCACGGAGGAACCAACCCTGCAGGGGATCTTCCAGGAGGTCAGCCAGGCGAGGGGCCGGGTTCTGGATGGGCGCGCGGGGGATACGTCCCCGGGGGTAGCGGCGGCATGGATGATGATGTGCCCGCCATCATCGATGGGAAGGGACCGGCGAGGTTGTCCTCCGGGGAGTTTGTCTTCGATGCCGCCACGGTAGCGGCGCTGGGGGACGGCAACAACACGGCGGGTGCCAAGAAGCTCGACGGGCTGCGCAAGGCAATCCGCAAGAAGGCCTACGGCCACGAGAAGCAGCCGCCCAAGAACTACAGCGTGGGCGACCTCGTGAGGCTCTATGATAAGGGTCGCTAAGGAGGGGGACATCCCCGCCATCGGGGCCCTCCTCGTGGAGATGCATGCGGGGGCACCCGTGGGGCTGCCTACCATTGCCCCGCACAAGGTTGAAGCTGCCCTCGGGGATTGCCTGCAGGGGGGTCGCATCTTCCTTGCCCGCAAGGGGGATAGGCTCGCGGGTGTCCTCGCCCTCCAGGAGGGAGAACATTGGTACTCCCACGGTAAATTCCTGGGGGATCTCGTCTTCTATGTTGCCCCGTGTGCGCGCACCTCACGCATCGCTTCCCACCTGTTGCGCGCTGCCCTCGAATATGCTACTATGAGGGAACTCCCCCTCCTAATGGCAGTGGTGCATGGGGAGGACGTGGTGCGCAAAGATGCCTTCTATGAGCGCCACGGATTTACCCGCGTGGGCGGCGTCTACTCAAGGGGTTTCTGATGGGTTTCCTTTGCAAGTCCAGCACCTCGACGCAGCCCACTACGACCGTTCAGTCGTCGCAGTTCCCATCGTGGTACGAGGATGCCCTCAAGCGGATCGTCGAGGCCGGCGAAGCCGAGGTGAGGGCCACCCCCTACGAGTATTACGACCCGTCGCAGCGCATTGCCCCACTTAGCGCCACGGAGCAGCAGGCCATTGGAGCAGCCCCCCAGGCCGCAGGGGCCTACATGCCAGGGCTGGCCGCCGGCTTTGAAAGTGCTGCGATGGGCTCGCGGGGGGTGGGCGATATCGACTACTCCCAGTACATGAATCCCTACACGCAGTACGTCACGGATATCGCCAAGCGCGAGGCCGTGCGCGACTACGAGAAGGTGCGGCCCCAGATGGGCTTCCAGGCCAGTAGGCAGGGTGCCTTCGGCGGGGCGCGCTACGGTGTGCAAGAAGCGGAGGCTGAAAGGAATTTGGGCCAGCGCCTCGCGGATATCCAGCAGACGGGGCAAGAGCGGGCCTTCACCTCCGGTACCGCCCTCGCGCAGCAGGAAGCCCAGCGGCAGTTGCAGGCGGCCCCTCTCTTCTCCCAGATGGGCGCGCAGGCGCAGCAGTTGGGTCTGGGTGGCCTAGATGCCATCATGAAGAGCCAGGCCCTCCCCCGCCAGTTGGAGCAGCAGCAGCGGGACCTCGCTTTCCAGGAGTACCAGCGGGGCCAGCAGTATGGGATGGGCCAGCTTGGTCAACTCGGGGGTCTCCTCCGGGGGGCGCAGCCGGGTGCCACCACCACGACGCAGGGGCAGACCCTTGTCCCGCAGATGTCCCCGCTGCAGACTGCTGCAGGCCTCGGCCTCACTGGTGCCAGTATCTACAACCTCATGGGGTATGGTGGCGGATCCCCCTCCAACCTTGCCACCAATTGGGCTGGTCGCATGAGTCCGCAAGCACTTGGCCTCCCAGGGTTTGGGTCTCCGTAAGCCATGCCGACCAACGAAGTACTCGACAAGTATTACGAGGAGAGGTTTGCGCGGGGGGACGTATCCTCCCCGTTCTACGGCGTGTACTATCACGAGACGCGCGATTCCCCCAACAGGGCCACGGCGGGCAGCAAGTATTACGGTCCCATGCAGCTTGGGGCGGCTGCCGCCACGGAACTCAAGGTCAATCGGTACAACCCCTACGAGAACATCGAGGGCGGCCTCACCTTCCTCAAGAATATGCAGAGGAAGTACGGGGACGAGAACAAGGCACTCGCCGCCTACAATTGGGGGCCCGCCAAACTTGACCGGCACCTCCAGGTGCATGGCGAGGATTGGTACGGGAAGCTGCCCCGCCAGGTGCGCGACTACATCACCCAGGTGCGCGCAAAGGATCCCGTTTTCCGGCGGGCCACCGAAGCCAAGGAAGATGAGCTTCGCGTGTCGCGCCCCTCCGGGGCCGCCTCCCAGCCCACGCGCAAGGGCAGCTTGGACATCTACGACATCCAGCAGATGTTCAGCAATGTCGGGGAATACCCGCCCGGCGTCGATATGTTCTCCCGAGGTTGACCATGGCCGATTACCGCGATCCCACCCAGATGTCCTTCGAGGAACTGCGCGCACTTACGCAGAATCCCAATTTCCGGCGACTTCCTCCTGAGTACAGGCAGCAGGTCTTCGAGGCGCTGGAGCGTACCCCGCAGACGCGCCGGGCCCCCGCGTTTCGTCCCGAGGTGGCACAGCAACAGGAAATGGAGCGGCAGGAACGGCGAATTCTGCAGGAAGGTGCCGCCGCTGCTGCTGGAATTGTGCCTCCCGCTCCGCCCCCGCCGGCTCCTCAGCCTAGCCCGTCTCCCCTTGAAATCCTTTCCGCCGATACCGTGCAGCCGCCGGGTGGAAGCGCCACTCCGGGAGATAGGACCCAGCCAGATCTGGGGCGCTCGAATATAGATCGCCTACTGTCCGGTGGGGCGGGGTCACCCCTGCGCTTCACCCCATTCAAGCCGCCGGAGCCCCTCAACGAGGGGGAGATCCGCGA